GAAGGATGTAATGCACAAGACGTGAGGAAAGCCGATCCGAGGCGCTTGACAAATCAATTGTCACGCGATCTCCCCCTTGAGACGAGTGAAGAGCATCCTGACGGGATAGCTCTTGAGAACGGAAATCAATGCAGTGTCGTAAGACAGTGCACTTGATAGCCTCCTCAAGCCATCTCCAGATCCCTTGTTGGATCCATTGATGTGCTGTAGGCTCTGCGCAGATAAGCCGTGGGCCCTTTTGGGTTTTCGGAACTGCTATAAGCCTTGAGGATTCCTCCCTATCGACAGGCGTAAGCTCTGGTTTATCAAGTAAACCGGATCCATGCCAATCAAATGGGAAGTAGTTCTCTAGTTTCCTAGGCCAGTTAGGGAAATCATACTTTGATTTCCCGCTTGCCTTCTCGGAAACTACACCGGGTCCGTGCTTAGGTCTGATAGACCACGGATCAAGGTATCCAAGAGAGGAAGATATTCTTCGACAGATGTCGTGAAGATCGTTCCAATCAATGATACCATGAGAAGAATCGAGATCATCAAATAGAAGATGGTCTCGGGATCCCAGTTCTTCTTCTGAACCCAACGGGTTCGGATTTGAAATAGGATTCCACTGAGGGACTTCATCGTCCCAAGTATTCTTATGAGCACGTGGTAGCCTTTCCTCAATTGAGTAGAAGTCATCTAATACTTCTACTACATATTGTGGCTGGCACTCCAGCCGAAACTTCTTCATGAAGTAGCAAAGCTGCCTAATGAAGAAAACGGAAGTGGAGCAGGCATTTGGCCTAAGCGTACGATCATTATTGAACACCCTAGAAAGCAAACCCGCTAGAAGTAGCGGCTTGCCCCTGTGAGATGGAATTCCTTGCGGAAGACCAGCAACAGAGAGGAGTCCCGCGTCAAGGCACTTATCTAAGTGCTTTCCGTAGGACGGGAGTGTTATCGTAAGGAACGGTAACCCTCTGTGTTCAACAGCTCTTCGGAGGTAGGATATATCCTTGACCAAAGAGTCTCTGATTGTCGGACAGGCTGCAGTAGCATCTGTGAAGATGCATTGCACAATGTCCAACGCTAGAACCGTGTAGTTTTTCATATCAGCATCCTATGTTGGTTGATAATCTACATGTCTGCAATACCACCAAACTGATAGCTGGTTAAGCGATCAGTTGATACCACGGGTCAGCTTGCCGATGGACTCGGAAGAGCCAACGAAAGCAACAGCACCGGCCGCCAGTTCGGCAGCAAGTGTTGGACCCGTCCCCTTACGGTCACGAATAGTAAACGTCATAGACGCATACTTTTCATGAGCGGTAGGGGTCGCATAGACAGTGCGTTCAATGAACACATTGTGTCGTGCGATAGGAAGAACGCCCTTTGCCCCTTCGGCAGAGTGACGAATCTTCATGGTAACTTCCTGTGTATCGGAAACGTAACGGTATTCACTTCCGTACGAATCTTGGTTAATCCGCTCAAGAGCGAGATTAGCCGAGCCGAAAGACAGGGTGATGGTATTTGCAAACATAGCGTTGGTCCTTAGGTTAAGGTTCTCCGGGACCCAAGGGTCCCTAAAAGAACCATAGATCCAAGGATTGATGTCTTGAAGCTATCCAAATAGGGAAGCTTCAATGTGACACGCGCAGTAGGAGATACTGGAGTGCGACCTTTGACAACACCCTTCCATACACCACCAGAGCAGATTTCTATCTCTCTTTCGTATATGGGAATGTATTGTCTAGTCTCGGTAGTGGTCCACATAACACACGGATTTATCGGTGTGTAGTATGTGGTATTGTAATTGGCTAGCATGACATTAGATATGTCAAGAAACCAATCAGCAAGCCACGACCAAGGCATAGCCTTCCAGAGAGTTATAGGGATCATCCCTGGGTTAAGACCCATAGCTGATCGAAACGCATCCGTCTGTGACGGTTGCGTCCCATATAACTCAGGATTACGCACTCGCCAACGAACTGTTCCCCAGGCTTTAACAGACCTGGTACCGGTATACATTGTCGAGTAGACATGAGAACCAGCGGATGCCATATATGTGGATCCTTTGATTTCTCTATCATCCTCAAGGAGCGTAATCTTTCTACGAATGCCTTTCTCTGAATGTGCCCCGACTAACATCCGATGCCGTTTAGAAACGACGTCAGAGAAGTTGAGGAGCTTATTCAAATCTTCCCATAGCGGAGCCCACCCGAACTGATAAGCTAGGGTGGACGACGCTGCAGCATGGACTGGGTTAAGTCTACGACCGCCCAGATAAGTGTCCCATATACCATGAAGTAAGTCACCAGCATGTTTTAACATGTGGGGGATATCCTTCAATTCGTATATGAAGAGGGGAAGGTTGATAGCAGGAGTTAATGGGCCAGAGGCCAGGAGGCGATTAGCGTACTCGTGGGGTTTGAAATCCCACGGGACACACTGATTGTTTCCATAAGGAGAAGTGGCGCCACGGAGATAGTCTCCGTCGGACCACTTCTTATTCATTAACATCCCAGATCGTTCGATTCTTGTGGAATCAAACCGATTTGGGGTCCAAGGTCTGGGACCTATGCTATCAATGGTACGCTGATAAACGGGGTAGCGTGGAGTCGTTGAAACGGCTCCATACCACCTACGTTCTCCGTAGACGGCATCGCCAATAAAGCGTTGTCTGTCACGAGCGACCATGAGAAAGA